CAAACGTTAATATTCTTGAAGGTATTCGCTTTTACGTCAGCTTCGCTTGTAGTTTTGCGTTTGGCGAACTCAAGCTTATGGAAGGAAGTGCAAAAATCATCTCACTGATTGCCCGTGATGAGAACCAACATTTGGTTATCACTCAGAATATTCTGAACAAATGGAAAGAGGGTGATGACCCTGAGATGGCACGTATCTCCAAAGAAGAAGAGCAATGGTTTTACAAGACCTTTGAGAATGCTGTCAATCAAGAAAAACTTTGGGCAGAGTATCTGTTCAAGGATGGTTCTATGATTGGTTTAAATGATAAACTTCTTCAGCAATATGTCGAGTGGATTGCCAATCGTAGAATGAAGGCAATTGGACTCAAACCACTTTATGATATTCCTGCGAAAAATAATCCACTTCCTTGGACTGAGCATTGGATCAGTTCTAAAGGTCTTCAAGTGGCGCCACAGCAAACGCAAGTGCAGTCATATATTGTTGGTGGTATTAAGCAGGATGTTACCAAAGACTCTTTTGCTGGGTTCCAGTTGTGATTGACATTAAGACTGAAATAGTGTATTATATAAATAATAATAGGTAAGTTCAGTCTTAAAATGAATAATTATATTCTTTACTACTACTTAAGGGAGGACTTTGGTTCTCCCTTTTATGTGGGATATGGGAAACCAAGAAGAATACACGCAAAACATTTGAGAAGTAATGGTGCAAATCTATTACCACCAAGAGAAAGAAGATGGGTTGTAAAATCTGGTCTTACTAAAGAAGAAGCAATAGAGTTAGAAATAAAACACATAGCACTTTGGAAAAGAGAGTGTGATGGTGGTGTATTATTAAATCAAAATCTTGGTGGTGAAGGAAAACCTGGAGGACAAAAAACAATAGGTTTTGGTGGCAGAAAACACACCGAAGAAGCAAAGAAAAAAATAAGCGAAAAGGTTGCTGGTAAAAATAATCCAAGATATGGTGTTAAACTTTCACAAGAAACAAGAAATAAAATAAGTCAAAATAGAGCACCAAAATTTGGAAAAGATAATCCAAACTCTAAAACTTGGAAAATCACTTCTCCAGAAAATAAAGAATATATTATTGTTGGTGGATTAAAGAAATTTTGTAAATCTCAAAGTATTTCTTATGCAACAATGAATGCAGCAATACTTTATGACAGAAAAGGACCGAGAAAAAATGGATGGTCAATTGAGAAAATTTAGAGTATCACTACCTGAAGATGAGTGTGTGATGAAACTTCAGGAGTATTGTAAGTTTTCTTCTACTTTACTGAAGATCCCTGTTATTAAAAAACCATTATGTATTGATGCAAACTGCCACAATAATGTAAATCATTATGTGAATACTTATGGCGGAGAAAAGATAAGTGGATACTATTTGATTACAGATACTGAAGATGAAACTTATGGATGTGCAATATATCATAGTATCTGGAAAAATACTTATGGAGATCTAGTTGATATAACTCCATTTGAGGATGGTAGAGAATATAATATGTTTTCCGTTATGAATACTACAGAATATTACTCTGGGGTTGCATATGATGGAAAAAGATATAAATTATTAGAACCAGGACTTAACATAATCTAATGTTACCAAAGATACTTTCTCAGGATTCCAACTATGATGAATGGTGCGAACAGGAAATCCTGAACGCATATCAGGAAGCGGCAGAGTGCGATGAGTTTCTTTTTGGAGATTATGATTATTCCAAAGAATGGTTGGGTAAATGCAATGACGATGTGAAATGAGGGTCTTCGGACCCTCTTTTTTTATAAATAAAATTATAGAAAAATCATAAAAGAAAAGATGTCTAGACTTACAGGTAATGAAGTTGCAAATATGATGGAAGCATATAGTGCTGTCTATGCTCCTCAACAAGAAGAAGTTGTAGAAAATGTTGAGAAGATCGATGAAAAAATGGATGTATTTTCTACACCTGCTATGAAATCTGCACAACAACAATCTGCCACTCAACTTTTGACAGGTAAAAAACCACCAGCTAAACCAGATTATCTTAAACCAGCTGTAACTGCAGGAGCAGCAAAGTTCTTCACTAAACCAGGTGCTGAAACTGATAAATCTTGGGAAGTCGCTAGACAAAAAGCTGGTGTATCAAAACCTACACGTCCAGCAGGTTCAGGTAATCCTCCAGCAGGTTCAGGTAATCCTCCAGCAGGTTCAGGGAATCCACCAGCAGGCACTAAAACCGCTCCTGCTGCCTCTTCAGTCGTTCTTGCCAAGCAAGGTGGTGTAGAAGGTAAATTAGATAAGGCAACTGGTAAATTCACTGCAGGTGCCTTTACAGGTGCTGAGAAAGAGCGTTATGTTGCTCGTGGTGGTAGTGCTGCTCCTTCTGCACCAAAACCAGCGGCACCAGCACAACCAAAGATTAAACAAGATGTCGCTGATATTAAAGCAATGCAAACGGCTTCTCAGATGAGACAGGCAGGTGCAAATGTTACATCAGACCAATTAAAGACACCACCATCAACCGCTGTTAATACATCACAAGCGACCGCAGCAGCATCTAATCTTAAAGCACCAGACCCCGCCACAAAATTCTCACAGGGAACTGCTGCAACCCCTAAACCAGTAGAGAATAAACCAACAACAGGTTTTGATCTTGCTAAAAAGGGTGTAAATCTTCAATCCCAATCCTTTGATATATTTGATATCATCAAGGGTCATCTTCTTGATGAGGGTTATGCCGAAACTGAAAAAGCAGCTCTTGCTATTATGGCAAATATGGGTGAAGGGTGGAAAAAAGAAATTCTTGATGAGATTGCACCTGCATTACTTGCTGGAGGTGTGCTTGCTAGTGGTGCTTTAGCGGCTATGGCAGCAAAAAATAAAATTGACAGAAGCAATGCTGCCAGAGCAAATACTAATCCATTTGCAAATCAACAAACTAAACCACTTCCTAGCACTCCTTCACCATTTGCTAAACCAGCAAGTAAGGATGACAGTGGTAGATTAACAACCTATGGTGCTGGCGGCGGTGCTGCAGCAGAAAAAACAGGTCAAACTCGTGCCCAAGTTATGCAGCAAGGTGGTAAGAATCTTGAAAATAAAAACAAAATCAAACCAGTAAATCAAGGAACAGATTTCGGTCGTTGATATAATCATAACATAATTCTAAGCACCTCTTGACAGGGGTGCTTTTTTATTGCTAGAATCGCTTTGCTAGGGTTGAAGATAAATAATAGCTCATAAAGATTCTTAGTATGAGTTATGAAAACCCTTGGAGATTCAATGGGGAAATTTTTGAGTCTTCTGATATTCAAGATAATTTTGGTTTCGTTTATCATATTCACTGTAATAAAACTGGTCGTAGTTATATTGGTAGAAAGTATTTCTGGTCTTTCCGCACACCAAGAGGAAAATCTAGAAAAGTTAAGTCAGAGTCCGATTGGAAAAGATATTACGGCTCCTGTCCTGAACTCAAAGCCGATATTGACATTTGGGGAAAAGCATCCTGCGACAGAAGAATACTTAGCCTCCATAAAACAAAAGGACAGTGTAACTACGAAGAAACAAAACAGCTTTTCCTAAATAATGTGTTGATCGAGTCTCTTGACGATGGGAGTCCAGCGTATTACAATAGTAATATCCTAGGACGCTACATGCGAAAAGATTATGGAAATTTTGGAAAAGACTCTGAAACAATCACATGATTGGGCAGTTGATCGTATTCATACTCTCTGTGAAGAAAACTGTTTTGAAAATGCCCATGCGATTCAATCTGAGTTTAGTGAATGGTTGAATCCGAATATTCCAGAGCATGATATTTTCTCATTAGAGTTCATAGGAGAGGAAGATGACACTTGACCTTCACAACTTTTTTAAGTTTTACGACGAAAAAAATTCAAATCACGTAGCAGCAGTACAATGGTTAGAGGATAACCTGCCTGCTGAGTTTTTAGACGATGCAGAAACTGATTGGATTGGTATTTTTAGAACAAAACCACCAACTCCAGCAGTTCTTGAAGTTCCATATTTTAACCAAGTAGATAACTACAGAGATGCACATAGAACGTGTAACTCTTCATCGTGTGCAATGTGCCTTGCTTTCCTCAAGCCAGGAAGCATCAAAGGTGATGATGAGTATGTCAAAAAAGTATTTGCGATTGGTGACACGACTGACCATGCGGTACAGACAAAAGTTCTGGCAGGTTATGGAGTTAAGTCACACTTTAGCTATAATCTTTCTTTTGCTGACATTGATAAGAGTCTTGATGCTGGGAAACCTGTTGTTATTGGTATCCTGCACCGTGGTCCTTTATCTGCTCCTACTGGTGGGCACATGTGTGTAGTCATCGGTAAGACACCAGATGGTAAAGGATATTATGTCAATGATCCATATGGTTCTTGCAATGACAATTACACTGGTCCAGTAACAAATGGTAAGAAGACCATTTACACTAAGGCAATGCTGAAGCACCGCTGGTGTCCAGGAGGGAACGATGGCTGGGGAAGAATCTTCGATTAATTTCAAGAGGAAAATCTTACAAAAGATTAAAGACCTCACAAATCACGGCAGACACGTAGAAGCACAACAACTTTATTCAAAGTATTTCGAAGGAGACAACAATGGCAAGAGTTGATTTACACAATTTCTTTCAGTTTTATGATGAAAGAAATCCTAACCATGTCAAGGCAGTTCAGTGGTTAGAAGATAACCTACCAGTCAAGTATCTAGAAGATAACGTAGATTGGGCGGAGATTTTTAGAGGAAAAAAGACTAGTGCTGCACCAGCCCCTGCCGCTGCTGCAGCTCCTGTAACAGGTGGTGATGATGTCCCACAAATGGGCATTAAGTTAATCAAAGAGTTTGAAGGATGTCACCTAAAGGCATATCCTGACCCTCTTACAGGGGGACTTCCAATCACAATCGGTTGGGGTTCCACCCGCAAGAAAGATGGTTCAGCATTCAAACTTGGTGATACCCTTACACAGGCAGAAGCAGATGCACTTCTGATTGAACAGTGCAAGAAGGAGTTTCTTCCCGCATTACGCAAAATCCCATATTGGAGTGAAATGTCAGATGGAAAAAGAGGCGCTCTGCTCAGCTTTGCTTATAATCTCGGTGCTGGTTTCTACGGTGGCGATAACTTTAATACTATTACTAAACGCCTGAAGAATAAAGAGTGGGACTTAGTGCCCGATGCTTTATTCCTCTATCGCAATCCTGGTTCAAATGTAGAAGCAGGACTAGCACGTAGAAGAAAAGCAGAAGGCGAGGCTTGGAAAAAAGGATAACTAAATAGTTGCAATCATTACTGATTCTTGATCTTAACTGGTCTGAATCTACATAGCCCGAGTCCTCTGGACTTGGTGAATACTTTACTTTTAAACAAAACTTCGGTTTGTTTCGTTTAGTACACACTGAGTCACAGAGGATTTTTATGTCTTACGCCACAAAGGCGCTCGCTGCAGCGTCTGCTTTGTTGATGGGAAGTAGTGCAATCGCAGCACCATTGGTCCTAGAAGGAAACTACGTCAAGATTGGAGTTAATGATGCTGGAACCGTTGGTTCTGGTGGAGCAACTTCTCCTGGTATTCAGTATGATTCAACTGGAACCGCAACGTTTAATCCAGCATACGATTACCTGACTCCTGGAAATCCTTTTGAAGGATTTACTGTTAAAGGTAAAGACGGTTCAACCGTTCTTTTCAACTACTATAATAACAATAATAGTGTTGGAGGAGCGCAGATTACTGGAACACTTATAGATTATTCAGGTATTTCTTATCGCGGAGTTACTTTTGATAACCGTGCCGTATGGTCTGGTTCAGTAACTGAGTTTGATATTGAAAACGATTATCGCTTTAATGATAACCAACAGTTTGTTGATATCAATACTCGTTTAGAATTCAAGATGAACGTTCCAACATTATACTTTGGACGTTTTACGGATCCAGACGCAAGAGCCGCTGCTGGAGACAGTTCTAGAACGGACAATACTAGAGGATATGCTGGTGGTATTCCAGCAACCAACGTTGTTCTTTCTGAAGCACTTGTATCCAAATATGCTTTAGGATTATTTACTGGACAGATTGGTGGTGTAAATTCTGGAATTAGTGCTGGATGGTCTACAAATCCAGAAGACTATTATAATGGAACTGATGGTGGTCCAAGTGGAGACCATACAATTGGTCTTGGATTTATGTTCTCTGGTATTAATACTGGAGACATTGTAAATATCCAATATGCTTATATTTTTGGACCATCTGCATTCGCTGCTGGTTCTGGTGCAGTTGCTGGTGGTGCTGGAGGAGCGACTCCATCAACTTTTACTGTTACTGATGTGGGTTCTGCTTCTGCCCCTACAACTCCATCTACCCCAACAGTTGTAAGCACAAGCACTGTTAATAATGTAAGTTCATCGACTGCACAATCCACAACTCTTCCTGTCGTAACTGTAAGTCTGGCAGAGCATGGTGCAACCGAAACTGGTGGTCGTCAAAGAATCAATCGCCACACCACCACAAATGTAACCACACCTTATGTAACAACCACAGTTACAACTCCTGTAACAACTGATACTTATAGTGACGGTTCTACCGTTGTTACGAACGGAACACCAGTTACTACTTATAATTTAACAAACTCTGTCGAAACTTCACACGCTTATGACGATTTCTATGGACGTATTGATCAATTAGAAGTTCTTGATGGTATCAATGATAGTATCAACGGACTTTTAAATCATGAACCAACTGTAGGTAAGCAAAGACTCAGAGTATTTGAGAACAACAGATTTGTTCAGTCATACAATGCTGATGGATACAATGCTGATTCCAAGATTTTTGGTGGTGGTTTTGAGTTTGATGCTACCAAAGGTTGGACTGTTGGTTTCCAGTATAATAGAGTTAATATAAACCTCAATGGTGTTGATTCAATTACGCAACACAACAAAGATCACTTTGGTGTATTCAGCGAACTTAGAGGTAATACACTGACTCTGAATACAAATGCTGCGATTGCAAACAGCAAATACAATTACAACAGAACCGTAGAGGGCGTCTTCAATAATGAAGGTGCAACGACTGGTTCTGAGTGGTGGGTTTCGAATCGTTTATACTGGCATCTTCATAAAGCAATTAAACCATTTATTGGTTATACTGTGTGGAATAACAAGAGAAACGCTTATGTGGAAACTGGTTCGATTCAGTCTGCTAGAAGTGTTGAAGAATTCAATCAAACATCTCACGTTGGTGAAGCAGGTCTCAAACTTGAAACTCGTTTTGGTGGTAAGAAGAAAGACTTGTTTGGTGTCAGTGTAGAAGGTGCTTATGGTACTGATAACTCATATGGAGTTACTGCAGAAGTAGATTATAAGGAGATGTTGATTGTTGAAGCATCTCACGGTGTGAATAATGGAGTCACCAACAATTCTATTGCTGGAAAAGTTAAATTTAAGTTCTAAAAACCTAAATAAAACAGACTTCATCACACGGACTGATGGGAAACACAAAGGAAAAAGCTATGGGACAAGTGATTCGTATTGCTATTTTGAGTTGGTCTGCCGCTCTTCTGACTGCTAGCTATGCTGGTATGCTATCCAAAATGGATCCTACCTTTATTGCGACGGTCTTCACCGCTTCTGCTGCCACTTTTGGTATTAATACAATGAAGAAAGGTGGTGAGGATGATGAGAAGAAAGAAGAGCCACGCAGAGAAGCAGTTGTAGAAGCTCCTCCAGAACCACCTGCTCCAGTAGCAGAAGCACCTGTTACAAATCTTGAAGCAAGAGTTGAAGCACTGGAAGAGGGTCAAGTTCAACCCCGCACAGGTGGAGCATAATGGCAAAGTCCGCAAACAAAGGCAAGAAAGGTTCT